TGTTGGCGCTGTATACCACATATCAAGACGGCCCCTTTTAACTATTCCCCATTGGATAGTGAATCCATTGGCGTACTTCACGAAACCGCTTTCTCCAAAGCGTTGCGCCACTATTCCGCCTTCGCCTAGCTTATTTTTTATATCCTTCAGCGTGGCCACAGGATTTTCTTGCCAATCAGATGCGCCAAGGATTTTGGCAATCATAGCCGTAATCGCTGGATGCGATGAAATATCTGTGTTATGAGTGGATAATTGAGTCTTTAAATTCTGAAGTAACCCTCCGTGTGCTCCTGGATCCATATTATGCGCCTCCAGATCATGCACAGAGGCTACCCCATTATCGGAAACGATTGCTTGCACCTTTTCCGCATTGCCAATCACAGTAGTAATCGTAAATGTGTAGCTATCCATTGGCGTATTCTTATCCGGGATGTAGTCAACGTAGTTGCCCCCATTTGTGTAGGAGAAAAGCACCTCTTGTCCATTCTCGCCAGCTTTGGCCATGAGCCCTATTTCTCGTGCATAAAAACCGGCTTCAAGGTTTTTATTCGAGAGTAGCCCCTGTACCATGAATTGTCCATCGCCTGTCTTAACGCTTTTAGTAATCGCTAATTCCAAGCGCTTATCAGTCAATGCCGTAGCGCGTGGAATTGATGCGGGCATGTCGCCTGCACCGATAACGATTTTTGTAAAAATCAAAGCCTGCTTACTAGCATTAGCTTCCGCAATAGTATTTGTCCCCGCCATTGTAGTAATGACGGCAGGATATTTCGCCATGTATACCTCCTATATATGAATAAATTGGTGAACGGTAATTACGCCGCCTACATAAAGCTGTTGCGTTTGTGGGCCTATCGCGATTGTAAGGCTTGGTTCAGCTACGGCACTGCCTGCAGCTGTTGCAATACCACCGACATACACACCACCTGAATTAATAGCTTGCACATATTCGATACCATCTAGCCAGGACCTTTTATTCTTGACGAATTCTAATATACGGAGCACGCGCTCGCGTATATTCGGTGTCATCATATAACCGGACATCTGGAGTTTGAAATGGTAAGGCTTCCCCCCATCGTAGCCCCAGTTCTCCACAACTTCGCAATCTGAATACAGTTCGCCGATAGCTTCCTCAACCAATCCAACGGTGCCCTTTCTTCGGTGCCAAGCGATAGAACTCAAAATTAATTTAATCTTTTGTTCTCTAGCTACAGCTTCGTCGTAGAAGTCAACGTGTAAATGCCAGGCTAACTCATCTAGTATTGGCGTGCTTAACTCATTAAGATGCGACAAGATAGATAGTCTATCCACAAACGGCATCAACGCCATAAGTCGCAACGTAACCACTTCAGCTAAGGCTTGAACACTGGCATCATTAGCAATCGAGCTCGGTAGCGTATCCTTTAATTTGAATTTGTAGAGATCATTCATGCTCTACACCCCCATATGTAATAGTCTTACCAGTACACTGCGCCAATTCCACTTGATAGCCATCTTCCTTCTTGCCGTCTTTCACAACAGTAAATACAGGGGATGTTACGCTAACACGTTTAGCCCCAGCTTCCATTACACGGCGAATTAATTCAGATGGGATGATGTCACGCCCTACTTTGCCGGACTGCCATTGTATATAATCCGTAACCGCCGCATCGACTCTACTCTTAATCGTGTCAGCGTAATACGAATTATCCGAATCAATGTAGTACTGAATATCGATACTATAATTCTTAGCAATTGGTGCTTTAACAGACACATTATCGGTAAGTGGACGCACCTTCTTATCGGTGAGCGTAGCTTCCACTAATTTAATAATTTCTTCCCCTGCAATTTCACCAGATACAAGACCCGGATATACAACTACATCCCCTGGTTTAGGCGATACCACTTTCACGGAGCTAATAAGGGCAGATGCTTTTTTTGTAAAAAACTCATAGGCACCTTCGGCTCCTGCACAAGAAAAGCTTTCAGGAGCTTCCCTGATACGTTCACGGAACGCGTCATCCGATTCCGTGTCAGCACCACCTTCAGAGATTGTAATATTGGTTACACTTGCAATATATGGAATCGGATCCACAAGCGTGGTAATCGACCCTACTGGGTATCCGTTCCCTTTAGCTGAAGCTTCTGTGCATACCGCTTTTACTTGTATCATGGTTTGTGCAGCAGATAGATAATAAGGCTCTGTAGTTGCAAAAAACGCGTTATCACCTGAAGTAAAGCGTGTACCTTTTGGGATGGCTATGCCTTCGGGTCTTGCCATTGTTGCGGTTAACTTCATAGCAGTGACTGCGCCCGTAGCTTGTAAGCGTTCCACACCTAACGCAATGCCGATATGGTCTAAGTTATTTCCTCTAGCATAGGCCAGAAGATTCTGCTTGCCCGTATCGTTGATGCGGTTTAACAATAAAATCACAATATTAGTAATCGTTAATAGGAATAAGCGAATAGGGTCCGCCGGTGCTAACTTTCGCCCAGTAACAGAGGTGTAGAGGGCGAATATTTCCTTTTCAACGGCTTCTTTATCCGCCGTGACAAAGTTGATTTCAGGTAAATTCATTATTATCGCCTCCACGGTGGTAAATTAATAGTCGCCCTTATATCTACATCAGGGCATTTCAAAATAAGGTTAGCGGGCAATATCACATATTGAGCATACTCTTGATTGGCTTCTAGCAGCACGTTCATATAAGCTTCGTTGCCATACACTTTAAATGCGATACCGTCCCACATATCCCCTTGGATGGTTCTATATTGATTCATAGCCACCTACACTTTCTAGCCATTCATCTTTGATAGCAATCGATACCTTAGGCAGCAAATGTCCTTCTTCCGCATCAGTTGCTTCTGTACTTTCAAAGTCAACGGACACAACTCTGCATCGTGGCTCATATTCAGTAATGGCCCGAATCACCTCTGCAGATATTCTGGCCATTGCTACCGGTAGTGGTAGGTCAATGACGGTACCATCAATACCAAACCGCCTATCAAGGGGCACAGAAAATTGCGTTGTAGAAATAATAGTTCGCACATTTTGGATAATCTCGGTAAGAATATCTTTGGGGGCAAAGTCGATACCATCAAGACGCGCGCTTACATCAATTTGCATGTGTATCGCCTCCTTGTTTAGGTGTGATTACAACTTTAGGAATATCCGGGGCCTCCTTCAACGTCACATTAATGGATGCTGATAGAACGTTACCTCGATTATCAATCGTATTCATAGCTGCGCTTATGCTGGTAATCAGTAATTTGTGTTCACTAAATGGCTTACCATTAATAATCAACTGTTCGGCTTGTCCTTCTCGGCACATCTTGGCCACTTCTTCAATTTCTTTTAGAGGGTCAACGCCCAATAGCTTATTAAAGTTCATCGTAAAAGAAATATCATCCGCATCAGGTCCCAAGAATTCAAGTATCGGCTTTTGCCCTATGATTTCATGGGACGCTGTTCGAGCGTTGATATTCCGTGCCAATGCATCGAATGTACGCACCGTATGAGAAGATGCCACGAACACAATTTTTCCAAAGCTTCCTAATTGGCGTTGCGGTAAGTATCCGCCTAAACCAAACTTATCGGCTAAATTAGATAGGCGGGAGTAAGCCACATCGCCTAATTGTGTATTTTGTAAATTCTTTAATCCTTGCGAATTAAGATTCTTCTTATAGTTGGCAGCAGTACTGCCTAATTTACTAAATAATGATATGTTACTCACCTCCTATCAATTCGGCGTTCCTGTGCTTCCACCACCTGGAACGACGCCGCCGTGCGTATGTGACACTAAACTAATTCCGTTAACCACTACATCCCCAGAGGGGGCGTTGATGGTTAGGTTACCAGTGCAATTAATAACAAGCCCTCCCCCGTCCGCATCATATGACACGGTCGAGCCGTCCGCAAATTTGATGCCGTGGATATTCTGCCCATTAAAAGAGGGCTTATCCTTGGCATTATACGTAGTGCCTAAGATGTAGCCCTGGGACAAATTATTATCTTGAGGTAGGAATAAACATAATACCTGTTCGCCAACTCCGGGCATCCAGTAGTGTTTATTCTTTTGTGATCCGTGTGAAAGTACTTCAAGTGGATATGAGACTAAATCATCGCGGTCCGGAAATGTTACTCTTGCCGTCATGGTAGAGGGGTCCGTACTAGATACGATTCCGTCACGAATTAAATTTTTTAACGCCACACTAATATCCATCTAAGCACCTCCTTATATCTAGGCTTTGTGTATATCCGCCCCCTACCTTATGGGAGCATTTGCTAATAATATACTTACCGTCGAATTTACCAAACCCTTTTAAATTGATTGTGGCTGATGCGGCCAACACGATATGGCCAAGCATAGCAACAGAACCCGTAATTTCATTCTTGTTCTTTTCGCGTAGCTTTTTCTTGGCCAAACGTTCCGCTTCCGCCTGTGTTTCACAGCTCTGGTTAACTTGTAATATCTTGCCTTGCGTTTTGTGAGGGTCCTTAAACGTATACTCAATAGTACTCTTTTGCTTAGTGCTCTTGTGCTTTACGTGGCATCCCCAATACACATCCTTTAATGATGTCTTTAAAGAATAGCTACCTTGATAAGGAATGATTTCGCCAAGCTCCTTAATTTGTTCTTCTGTAAGGTCTGTAGGCATGGGTCCTTTGATTAGCGTTGCAACTACCTTTTCCAATTCATACTTTGTCTCGTCAAAAATAATCACCTGCTTATCAGAAACCTTTAATGCCAATCCATTATCCTTACAAACTTTCATCAAAAACTCTAAATCTGACTGATCCGATTGTTCGACTCGGTCTAATTTTATTGTTTCTGGCGTATCGTAAAACAATTCGAGGCCCGCACCTTTTGCGAGCTCATCCGCAACAGCTTTTAGAGTTGTCTTCTCCCAGGACTTACTCTTTAGCTCCCCTCTTAACTTGGATTCATCTGGAACACTAACAGCCCCTATAGTGACCTCGTGCGGTGGATTTTTACAAGTAATTTCATCAATTTCAAACTGCCCACATTTCATCTCTATCTCGTCTCCGAGTTCATTCCAGTTATGGAATACGATTGATGCGGTTAGCTTAGCCCCCTTTTCAGGGAACCAATCGGACATCCAAAGCTCTTCTATATCATGTAAAGTGATTGATATATCGTCAGCTTCTCCGGACATGACGTCGTTAAAGCTGAAATCCTTTAAGTAAGGAACCAGGTCTTGTGTAATGTCCTTTTGGTCATACTGTAGTTTGACGGTAACATAATGCAAATTACTAGGCATAGCTTACACGCCCTTTCCGATTTTGGATTTCAGCAAGTCTTGCTTCTAGGTCATCCATCGCTCCGCCTACAGCACTTTTAATTTGTTGTACAGCACTTGCATCCGCATTACCATTAATAGTGATGTTGATTGGTGCGGATACGGATACTGCAGAGTTGCCTTCACCTGGGAAAAGCCCCATCATAGCACCAGTTTGACGCCATAATGCTTCGGCCCTTGGTGTACCATTGATAGGAATCGCAGCTTCATCGGATTCTTCGGCAAACGTAGTAAGGAACGCGCCTTTCCCATAAATACCGCCTTTTGCGTTATGTTGCACCGTTTGCCCATTAGCTGTTGCCGTGCCTTCTACTCTTGCTTGAATTGGTTTACTAAAAATGGATCTAACCCATTCCCATTTTTCACTAATCCAATCAAATAGACCTCCGAGTTTACTCATAACCCAGTCATAGAATTGGCCAAGCGCTGCTTTAGGGTCTTCCCATAATAGAGTGAACCAGGCTTTCACTTGGTCCCAGTTAGCAATTAACCCCATCGCCGCATAAATCAGCCATCCTATAGGACCGGCCATGAACGCGATAATGGCAGCTGTAGGGGATTCCCACATCGATGTGCAGAAGTCGGACACAATTTCAAAATGAGTGACTAACCATGCCAAAACACCAATTAATGCGGCGATAGCTAATATCACCAATCCTATCGGATTGGCACTCATTGCCGCATTCAACGCCCATTGCGCCGCAGCGGTTGCATACATGGCAATACTACTTGCTATCATACCTGCTCTATGGATGCCCGATGCGATTACGTTGCGCATAGTTGCTACACGTTCTGATTCCATCATAAGCTTATATGCAGCTTGTGCCGCCATTACGCTGTAATATATAGCTCGTGCTGCTTTATAAGCGATTACCATGCCCGCTACTGCTACGCTTGTTTTAATAATGCCTTCAGTGAGCTCCGGATGTTCGCTGGCTACTTTTGACACATACGCGGCTTCATTCGCTAAAGAATCGCCCAATTCTGCAAGAGTAGGTAACATCGTACTTCCTATAGAAATTGCCACTGACTCAGTCGCGGACTGTAGTCTTGTCATAGCGCCCCGTGCATTATTCTGCATTGTTTCCGCCATAGTAGCGGCCGCGCCGTCACTATTTTCAAGTTCCTTCGTTAACTTATCTAACGCATCTGGTCCTTGGTCGATAACAGATACCCAAGCTGATGCGGCATTGGTACCGAAGATAGTCGCAAGCGTAGCAAGTTTTTGCTCCTTGCTCATGTCCTTGGTCTTATCTGCTAAGTCGCGAACAATTGCGCTCATCTTGCGCGGTCCATTGGTATCATTCATAGCAATACCCAGACTGTCTAATGCGGCTCTTGCTTCTTCTTGTTGTGCCGTGGCTTCACTTAATGAAAGCCCCATTTCCTCAATCGCTTTAGTCGATTTTGAGGAAGTACCTGCTAAACGTAAGAAGCCAGAACGCAAGGCAGTACCTGCAGCAGATGCTTTGATACCACTATTGGCCATAAGACCAGTAAGTGCCGCTGTTTCTTCCAAACTTGCACCAAAGGCGTGTGCTACTGGCGCTGCGTACTTCATTGTTTCACCCAACATTTCAACGGTTGTATTCGTGCTAGTTGTAGTTTTAGCAAATACGTCCGCCATATGCTCTGCGTGTTCGGCACTTAACCCAAAAGCGGTAAGATCATCAGATACGATATCAGCAGTACGCGCTAAATCCGTATTGCTGGCTGCAGCTAAGTTCAAAAGCCCCGGCATACCTGCCATGATTTGTTGAGAGTTCCAACCGGCCATGCCTAGATATGTCATCGCTTCGCCCGCTTGTGTTGCGGAGAACATTGTTTTCTCGCCGAGTTCTCGAGCCGTGGCGGTCAATTGTTGCATTGCCTTATCATCAGATACGGTGATTGCCTTTACCTTGGACATCACTGCTTCAAAGTCTGCTGCTTTAGATAGCATCCCAACGAGCGGAGCGGCCATTACAGCAGTAGTAGCCATAGTGCTACCTAAATCACTACGAGCACTTTTAGCATTAGCGTCAGCAGCAATTTTATTTTGCATTGCTTTTCTGAGTTTTGCGTCTTTAGCTGCCGTTTGGTCTAAAGCCTTGCCAACCTTCTCTGTTGCATTGCGGTACGAGTCCATGGAAATAACGCCTTGCTTTAATGCCGAATCTAAAGCCCTTTGTTGCGCTTTCAACTCGGTCATTTGTGAACCGTACTGCGTTAACGTACCTTTGGCTTGCTGCATAGATGTTTTAAACCCTTGTGCTAAGGCACCGTTTATAGCAAAAGCAATCTCAAATACTTTACCCGCCATAGTTCCTCCTTTCTTTTAAATTTGTGTACGCAAAAAGCGCTTGATGGATTAGCCCTCTTCTTCCCTCAAGCGCTTTTCATCTTCAAGAACAAACTCTAAATCGTCTATCCAATCTGCTATTTCGGCAATTGGGGTAGACATCCAAAAGTTTATGCCTCCACATTCTCTAAGTCGGATGGCAATTCTTCGGCATTGTTGTCCGGGAGAAGTCCCATTTTCTCTACCGAACCACGCAATAAAAAAACGCTTACCTCTGCGCACATTTCAGTGAATTCAGAGATTGGCATTGTCATTAATACCTTTGCGCTTTCTTTTAACGCTATGGCGGCAACTTCTGCCTGAAATCGTTTAGAGAATGTAACATCTGGGGTCATATCGCCTTCACGGCGGACACGAAGTTCCGCCTTTGTGAAGTCAAACCCAGTTAAATTATGTAAGCCTTCAATTAGCTTTTCGCGATCATATGTAGCCATTATTTACCCAATGCCTCCCTTACGGATGCTAAGTAATCAACACCATTGATTACACAAACATAGTTGAATTTATCAATTTCAGTACGCGTTTTACCACCGACAGTCATTTTGAAATATACGATTTCAAATTCTGTAGAGGTATCGGTTTTACTTGCCTGTTCAAATTTTCCAAGACCGATTTTCTTAGGCATCACTTTGGCATATACGCTAACTGCTTCAGGCACTAATTCGCCTTTAGCAGAATCATATAATTGTTGCGCACCACGAATTTCGATATCATGCACCTTTTGACTAGCCAGGTCGGTCACATCTTTGTCAATGGTATTCCATTTAATGGACATGTTCATCGCCTTAGTTTGACCAAGTACACCCAAATCAACTTCGCCGGCAATGCCTGCGCCCTTGATGGTATCGCTGATAAATTCGATATCAGGTAAGGTTACATCGGCGTAACCATATAATTCTCTGCCCGAGCTAAAAATGGCAAAGTCAATCAACTTATCTCTATGTTTAGCCATGAGTTACCTCCCTCTTAATTAAATAATGTGCTCATGTAAGACGAATCATATTCTTGAATGAAATCGATTTCACGAGCTGGCGTTGGAACGCCTAAATATACATGGAATCGATAAATTCCGTTCAACAAATCTGTTATTGGGTTTTCAGATTCCAAAAATTCAACACGGGCGCCAAGAAGTGCGCCAGATGCTACGTGGCCATTTAGCCAAGCGTTGGCGCTATTTACGACGTTATTAATCAATCGTTTATTCCCTGGGTCATCAATTTTAGACCAGAAGGAAGTAATCAACGTGTTAGAGACCCAGTTAAACATACGACGTACAGGAATAAAGGAATCCTTAACATCTGTATTAGATGGGTACGCAGTGGTACGATTGCCCCAAGCTCTCCAACCGCCGATGAAATTAAGTGCAGTAACGACGCCTTGGCCGTTCAAGTAAGCTGCTTCATCTGGGCCTAAGTAGATTTCAGTACCGTCTTTTAATACGGCGCTATCTGCTTGCAAGGACTCATTAGATGGAGACTTGTAAGGAATATCGTCATATTTGGCGTCTGTCTTAGCCATAAGACCTGCGAGCTGTGTGGATAAATGGAATTGACGATTAGCCAACGCTACTTTTGGCCAACATAAAATTTGACGTTCATCGACGTAGTTCTTTTTATTTTTCCATTCACTAACGGCAGTTGCTTTTTTAATTTCATCCGTAGGTGCATCGCACAAGGACATAGCTTGGAACATACCATTAATAGTAGTTTCCTTTGCTTTCATTACAGCCGCTACAAGCGTATTATGGGACCAGCCAGGAGCCAATAAGTTACCTGGAATTAAGCCAAAGCGAGGGAATACTTCATTGATAAGTTCCAAACCTTTACGCTTACCTTCTGTATCCACACCGCCTACGATGTCATCTGCGGTTACCATAGATGGGTCCACGTAATCATAAGATACCCAAACAGATGTCGCGCTATTAAGTGCCCCTGTAGATACAATCCCAATAAGCAATTTGCCTTCATCATTAAATGTCGCAGTGTAATCAACATTGATAGTTGAAGCTGTACCGCCATTGGTAGCAGATACTTTTAACGTGTTGAGTAATACAGGGTCTTCAATAGTTACGACTTTATCCTGGATTTGTTTTTGCGTGGATGCCAAAGTCTTCTTATGTTTCTTCGGATCAAGAACATTGATAAAAACTACTGGCGCCATTCCGAATAAAGAGAATTGGGAGTACATAGCTTCGCACAACGTGTATTTATCCCATTCTTTGGAGTACCCAAATTGGGTAGTGGCAGATGCGTAGTTGTAGCACAATACGGCCTTATTAGCTTCCGCTGGGTCCGTGGCCAAATGCACAGGCGCGGTGCCGACATAAACCGGTAAGGCTGCCGTAGCTTCTGTCATAGAAATAAGAGAAGTAGGTACCTCTCTTGTATAAATTCCGTGTCTATAGTTTCCCACTATCTACGACCTCCTTTTTTAAATTCAAGGTAAGCGGTATTCATCGCTGTACCTTCTGTTGCTAATTCTTGTTGTGCTTCTGCAATCTTATTAATTGGCACAAACAATAAGCGTAGCATTGTTTTATCTTCACCTACAGTAGCAGGAATGCCGTCAATATAAACGGTACCTGTGGAAAGACCTAATTCAGCACTATTAGGGCCTAAGTAGATTACTTGTTTAGCATCTTTAGTTTTAACTGTTGTTTCTGCAGTCTCAATTGCTTTATTTACAAATTCAACTGGTGCATCAGCTTTTGCCATTAAATAATCATCTCCTCTCGTATTTGTTCGATATCATATTTAACCGTCATAAATCCCTCCCAATACGGATACGCTTGATCCGGAGGGATGTCGGTATCAATTCCGTGTTTATCATCCAGCACTAAACGGTATCGCTTAGCAATAACAGGATGGGCCAATAATGCTTGCCGTGTGGTTTCTAAGAAATTGGTAATCTCCATCCAGCCCTTTTCCACGTCCTCGGAGTACACGCCATGGATTAGAAACAATTGGACAGTTGACCCCTGCAAGGTATCTTCAATCTTATTAATTCGAATAACAAGATGCGGATATTGGTCCTCCTTGGATGATTCTTTCATTTTTAAAAATCCCGGTACAACTAATAAAGGGTTCCCCTTTACTTGTGCGTCATCACTAAAATAGTTAGCATGCACCTGTTTTAGGAAAGCCCCCAAATCGGTTGCTAATTGCGATGGTGTCATCAATTACCCTCCTATTAATGCGTCAAGTGCGAGTTCCATTTGCTTTTGCAATTCCTGCTCTGCTTTATTCCCAACAAAAGCGGATATCTTGGCATCACCCAGTATGCTTGGTACTGATGGGCCGTGAAATTGCCCTATCGGATACCTGTCCGCACCCTTACGATACATCGCCCCGATATGTCCACTTCTCATACGAGCAATAAAAGCATTAGGGATTGGCCCTCCGCCACCATTCCTCATTACTTGTGCTTTGACTATACGCCCTCTCCGTTTAGGCGGACTTTTTGGCGTAACTCTGAATTTAGTAAGGGCTATTGGTCTACCTTTCGAACGAATAAAGGCAGATAAAGTCGTTCCCGCCTTATCTACCTTTATGGTTTTATTAATATTCGATTTAGTAACTAAGTATTCTTCGTTAACACGATCAACTGTAGCCTTTTTGATTTTAGGCAACGCTTTGTTGATAGCTTTTGCAGTAGTCTTCGGAGTACCAACAACTAATGCATCTATCTTAGCCAGCCCGTTTTTCAGCCCTTTTATGTCAATAGTTACACTCACGAATTATTCCCCCTAAGGACAATGTTTAGCATACCCATGTCATCTTCACATGATTGAACCAACATGATGCGGCCGTTGAATCGAAAGATTTGATTGTACTCTGGCACTTCAGGTAAATCCCGCTTGGCCACGTGTACTATAATCGTATCGTAAATCAACCCGTCAATATCCTGGCCCATGATTTCGACATGCTGCTTATCGGTAAGACCTTCTGCCACAGCATAGCACTGCGTGCCATTTAGGTTATGTACTTCAGCAAATTCATTGGAATTGATAAACACCTTTTCAATGTCATTTTGCGCAAAGGCCTTAAATCCCATGATTATTCACCTAAGATGTCGATGAGTTCTTCACGAGTAGCGTTTTCCGGAACATCCAATTGTTCAGCAGATGCCATTACGCGAAGTGCTTCATCGGATAAGAGTTCCAAGTTGACGTCCGCATCAGAAGCAAGGATATCGGAAATCATGTCCGCCTTTGTGGCTTTGCTTGCAAAATCAAGCCCAATAGATTTACCATAACCAGCGATATCCGCATTCGTCATAACGCCAAGAGCTGTGGCTAACGAGTCTCCTGCATTGTTTTTATTATCATCCCCGACTACAACAGCTGCGCCTAAACGAATTAGGCGCTGTTCTTCTTCTACAGTTAAATCGGAGATGATATCACCTGGATTATACACATAATCGCCGGTATTAATCGCGTGCTTTGCTTGTACAGGCATTAGTCTTACCTCCTTTCAATTACAATACGTCCGCTACGAAGTAGGAATCTACATCAAATGGAACGTAAATAGGGCGAGATTGTAATTCCAAAAATACCGCATCTGGGTCACGATTAACCAATCGACGTAATACATATTCGCCTTCATAGGTTACAAAGTCCATACCTTCACCAGGGATGATTGTATTCGCGCCGTACAATTTAGTGAATTTAGCCATATCAGAAGCTACCAACAATTTACCGGTAGGTACCATTTCTTTTTCTTGGCCATCTGTCGGATCTACGTAATAGTTATCGTAAGTAAATACGTTACATTGGATTTGACCACCCATGAAACCTACATATACAGCGCCTTCCGCCATTTGTTCGAATTGCAAAAGACCCATTTCTGTACGACGGTTATCAAATAGTGCCAAGATTTTTTTATCAGAAAGCATTACTTCTAATGTTTCAGAATTCATGACCAACGTATTTGGATTAAAACCAGATGCTTTCAAGCATTTCTTTTTCCATTTGATAATGTTAGCCACAATTTCTGCAGCAGATTGGCCCCAACGCGCGGTACCAGATAATGTTTCTTTATTGGTGAAATTAAAGTCTACAACATCATCAATGCCTTCGCCTTTGATGTGAGCCTGACCATTGAGTAATACGTCTGCTGCCATAACTTCTTGAGAACGTACCAAGTTATCCTTTAATTCTTGTGTATCTTGCGCCAAGAGTTGGATAGCACGTTCTTCAGGAGTTACAGTGCCTGCAAATGGCTGTTCACCTGCTAAACGAACCTTGATATCATTTTCTGTGATAGGGCGTTTTTCTTTCTTTTGCGCAGGTTTATACGTGGTTGTAGTCATGCCTGTGCGTTGAGATAAAGGTGCTGTAGAGTTAGGTGCCACCCAAGGTGTGATAGTACGGCGACCTTTTACAATGTCAAATGAAACTGTTTCTGTTAAGAATGTTTTTGTATCTTTGAAAAATAAGTCTTTCAAAAAGGATGGCACATCGGGAGTACGACGAACCACCGCAGCAAGTGTTTTTGGTGCGTAAATATTATCCATGTATCCTCCTTATTAACGGAAATAAATGTTGCGGGCTTCAGCTTTTGCTGTGAAGCCTTCCGCTGTTTTGCCAGAAGCAAATACTAAATTCGCTGTAGCAAATTCACCTGTTACAGCAATTTCGGCTACTACATCGCCTTTCGTAGCATCAATATCAGCTAATGCTACACCGTATACATCTGTATCCGCGCGTTTAGCTTTTTTAGAAGTAGCTTCTAATTCTAATACTGTGCCCGCCTTAATTACTGCAGCATCTTGACCGATTGTTACTTTCTTAGTAACGACTGGCATTTGTGTGCCAGCGATTAGAGGTTTGTACTCTAACTTTTGTTCTTCCACGTATGGCATATTATCTGCCCTCCTTATTTCTTATTGCGTGCTTTCATTACACGATCAACAATTTGCATTGTTTTTTCAGAATCATCGATATCCTCGTCAAGCACTTGACCAGGGACCGTGTCGACTTGATTAGATGCATTGTTAGCATCTTGCATTAATTGCTGTAATTGATTAGTTGGTTGTTCAGGTTGTGGCATATTGAGTAATTCAACAGCTACATCTTGAACAGTAGCGTATGTTTCGTATTTAGCACGATTAATAACTTCTGCGCGTGCTTCATTATTAATCCCATCAAGGGCTTGTAAACGTGCACGTTCAGCAGCAACGCCCGCATTAAATACTTCATCATATACTTCCGCATAATCTGTACGTAACAATTCAGCAGTTACTTCCATTGGCTCCTCTCCTTTCTCTTCATATTTATCAACAGGCAACCCTTTGAGTACATCCATACTCATCGGTAAGCCATTGACAATTAAGTCAGTGCCTTTACGGCATGCAACCATTTGCAAGGATTCATCTACACTTGTGCAGAACCCTTTTTCCAATGCTTCCCTTGCTGTTAACCAAGTTTCGTCATCCATCATAGTTGCGATTTCTTCACGAGTTAACCCGGTGCGGGCTTCGTAAATATCGATAAGATTTTCTTTGGTTTTGCGTAACGATTCCGCAGCTTTCTCAAAATCATCTGCTTCACCAAATGCATATGAGCTTGGGTTGTGAATCATCATTTCACTACCCAGTGCCATATGAATTTCATCGCCTGCCATTGAAATAATAGAAGCAATGGATGCCGCTAGGCCCTCGATAATAACAGATTTCTTATTTTGTAAAGCTCGCAATCGGTTGTAGATTGTAACGCCCGCTGATACTTCGCCGCCTACAGAGTTAACATGTAGAACAATGTTTTGAGATGGATCCAACCCTTGGAGTTGTGATAGTACGTTTGAAACGCCAGTATCTTCGCCCCAATAATCGATTCCATTCATGACTACGCCGTAAATATCGACGTCAATCGTCTCCGCTTCCTGAATCAGATTTAGCGGAGTTCGAATTTTGAACTGAAATTTGTTGTCCTTGTTCATTCAACAAGCCTCCTTCATCCATGGATTGGTGTTCACGAATACGTTGCGGTAAGATTTCATTTTCATAATCCATGCCCGTAAGCTCTGCCGCTTCCTTAGCACGAGTACTAAATGCATTCTTAACGCGAATTTCTGCCGCAGTAGCTTCCTTCTGCGGGTCTAATTGGCCTTGTGAAGGTCCGTACCACTCAGCACCTAGCCACGCCTCTCGGATGATTGGATCATCAAAGAAACCCGGTGCATCAATGCGACCTAATAGAATGGCCATTGTAAGCCACTCCTCGTAAATAGGATTGCAAAATTGAGTAATAAATTCGGCGCGTTGCGTTTCAACAGACTTCCAATATTCGAGTAACGCCGCTCTTGATGCGGAGTAACTTTGTCCAAAGTGCTTAACTAAAATTTCATATGGAATTTCTAGTGCTGCACCTACGTGGCTAATGAGCGAAGACGTAAAGTCTGCAAAGCTCGTTGGTATTGGCGTTTTTTCAGCCACATTCACTTTTTCACCCGGCGCCAATACGTTAACTGTGCCATTGCCTAATTCGATTGTTTCGTCGTTATCAGCATCCACTTGATCGTCTTCGTCAATCGCGGTCCCTAGTGACATGTCGTCCGGGGCCTCCGATTCAATGAAGATTGCCATCAAGGCATTGACTAATACCTTCATGACTTCTGCATCATTGTACCGGCTAAGCACTTTCAAATCCTCGATTACCGGAGACAATATAGGGATGCCCCGTAACTGACCACTTCGCTCAATCGTCATAACCTGGATAATATTACGCCGTCCGGTTTGTGCGCCGTACTTCGGAATATATGTGTAGTCATGATCATCGTTAAAAGAGTTATACAGCTTATTTAATACGTAGAAGCCAACGGCGGCGCCATATTTATTAAACTTAACGCCGTGAATGACGTCGTTATTCTCATCTTCTTCTCGCCCCATATATTTAGGCGGAGAAGCTACAAGAATCGATTCTACAATCTGCAATCGCAACGGATATGGGTTCTTATCTGTTTGATTAAGCAACAGCGGTAAATTTACAAATGAATCGCCATACAATAGCTTTTCATAATACACTAGAGCCTGAATTCCATAGAAGTCAGTCTGTTCTCGTGCGTCACAGTGCTTTGCCCACATTGCAAATTCACGTTCGGTCTTACGTTCCCATGCGTTCTTTTCTTCGAACGTTAGCCCCAACTCCTCATATCGGATATTAGCTTTAAACCTTAGCCCAGGGCCAATAACATTGGTTTTATTCGTCTTCAGTGCGCCAGCTGCAATCGGTGTACCTTGTTGGAGGTCTACAGACCTTGCCCGTAACATCCTAAAGTTAGCATCGATATCGTGCCTTGCATCCTGAGAGTTAACCTGGTACCCTTTGGCGCTAGATTTAAAACTATTAGCGCCGTGATTAGAATAGCCGGAGTTTGTTTTACTCCCAGAATATTGCGTTGCTTTGTGCCTACTTGCTGCGGTTTTCATAAACTGCTTCTTGCGTTTACTCATATATCCCGCGGAATGACACGATATGCACGACGTCGAGGTCTATTCTCGAGCCGAGCCACTTCGTTGCGCCAAAAGTTGATACGGTCTTTCACCTCTTGCACATTCGCACGAGTTAACCGGCGATTACCAATGGTGTATTCTTTGCCTGTTGCCAATGCTAAATCCGCCTCTAGCCACGCCTGTAAATGCTCTTTTGCCTCATATATTGTCCATTCTGCCATCCTTTCACCTCCTTTCACGCATTAAAAAAGCGCCCATATTGAGCGCTTAGACTTGTGCCACGCATAGATTGGAACATCATGCTTATTAAAGCCTGTGTTTCCACATCCGTGTGGCACAATATCTCCATATGTTTGATGTCATGAGCTGATATATTTAGCCCTTGTCTATATTTATATAGGAATTCAGGCATTGCCTTTTCTATCATCAAATATAAATAATAAGGGATTACATTTCTTGGTTGAATCACCACATATTTAGCGTCAACTTGTTGCGCGGTAGTTAAATACACCAATTCCCCTTTACTAGCGGATACTTGCAAGCAAATACACCCTTCTGTATACATTTGCTCCTTCTTAGGACGCCCCAGTATATCCGCAACTTCCGTAATTTTAATTTTCTTGTAATTTCTTAACATTACACAAACATCTTTTGAAGTAAATACTTTTTAACATCTTCTATTTTTTTTATCACGGCTTCTTGCTCCTCAACTGTACACGCGCTATCAGACGATACCAAAAACTCTGTAAATTCTTTTACAAATTCGTCATGCTCTTTCTGCGCGTCAGGATCTGTACAAACTAATTGCTTTAACATCTCCGCAATTTCTAAGCCCAACGTCCGACTTTCTCGATTTATTTCGTTAAGTTCTTTAGCAAGCTGTACAGCATCCGGTATTTCTTCCGGCTCAAAGCTGTCAATATAGCGTGGAATATTCAGATTATAGTCATTGTCTAAAATGGTAGACATGCTAATGTTACTAGAATATCGCTCTATATCTGCCCTGTTCTTGTACGCTTTAATTACTTTTTCCACCTGTTCGGCGGTCATTATGTTTTTATTTTTGTGCTTAACAAAATCTTTTTGTGCATCGATAAATAATACGTCTTTGTTAGCGCGATTTTTCTTAAATACCAATATACACACAGGTATACCTGTATTTGTAAACAGATTAGAAGGTAGTCCTATTACCGCATCAAGTAAATTATCCTCAATCAGCTTACGTCGTATATCGCCCTCTGCCTGTCCTCTGAAAAGCACACCGTGCGGCAGGATAAAGGCGGCTGTGCCTACCTTATTTAACGAATAAAGTCCATCAAGTATAAAAGCAAAATCGGCTTTACTCTTTGGTGCCAATTTATAACCTTCAAAGCGTGCATCCATTTGTGGAATCCAAGATTGACTATATGGCGGATTACTAATCACCGTATCATATTTTTTACTTCCTAGCATATCTACTTTAGATACTTGGCCAAAGCCAGATGCGGCGGATTCCACTTTATAGTACGCAAGCTCTTCACCAGTAAGCACGTTCTTCTCTGCTGCTACTTCAGCATCTATATTAGCTATTAGTAGATTGAGTAGCATAAAGGCTATCGCATTTTTTGAATACTCTTCGAGCCTTAGTGTCACGGTATTATCCGACTTAAATTTAGCCAAGGATAATCCGCCTATTCCTGCGCACGCATCACGAACGTTACCACCAGTGGTAATTCCTGCGATTATATCTAGTACGCATTGTGGCGTGTAATCTTGCATATAGTTTTTTCTATCCGCGCTATGTTCTTCGAATTCAGTAAGTAAGGCCTCATACGAATAGTAAGGCTGTATCGCCTTCAAAAGTACCGAACAGGTATTCGAATCTAGCAATACCTTTGTTAGAGCTGTAGGTATTTCGTGCATTTCACGAATATTTAGTTCTTCCATAATCCTTTGTAGGATTGTCATAATCGTATCCCTCCACCTCTAACACGTCGTCTCGTCCGTTTCTTTGGTGTATCGCCAGCCTTGACTACACGAGCTGTATTCTGGTACGGCGTGTACTCCTCTTTACTACTCCGAGCCTCTAAAGCATCAAAATTCGGATTCATAATAGCGATAGCAGCTTGATTATAGTTTCTAATATCGAATGGCTCATTTCTTTTGCGTCCCGGGCGTAGCACCCATTGTTCTTTGAAATGGCCATTAACTAATTTAGATACTTTCATTTCTGCTAATAGGCCCTCGAAGTATTTCTTCCCATACCCTTTTTCATGGTCTTTTGGAAAGTGGCAATACCTCGGCTGGCCCTTTTCTTGGTTCAAATCACTATAAATTTGTTCCTTGCCCGTATCTACGCCGAGTTTAAACAATTTGGTCTTGTATTTTTTTAGCTTCGTAGGCAAGCCGTCAATCAGGTCTTTACCTGCACCGCCTACGCCCTTAATAGGGTAAACGCGCTTATGCCATCTAGTTGAGCAGTATTTATATACCGATTGGGTCTTACTACCACCAGAGTCAATGCATGTAACAGATACACCACGCTTTCTGCCATCAGCATAAGACCATGTACGATTTAAAATAATGTCGTCCAATTCTTTCCATACGGCGTCATAGGCAGGGTCTCCATATAATCTAAAGTATTGTATGCCCCAGCTCTCATAATCTTTCCCCCATCCTACAATTTCACACTCTAAGCGGTCGTCCTGCGTATCGACGCCACATGTTAAGAGTAGAACGCCGTCCGGTAGCTCCGCTCCGTAGTCCTCCCTGCGTTCGTAAAGTTCTTCCGATTGCAACGTTTCTGTATCCTCTTCGTAAGGAATACCCATTTCTGTATTAAAGAATGTCTTAACGCCAGCCGTTCCGAGTTTAGTCGCCTCTTCATATTTATCTTGAAGTTTCCCCCAGGATGCCCAAGGCGAGCCAAACGCGTTCATGTGAAAGCTTCGGCAATTGTACTTCTTCAAATTCTCCGGCGCTTCCGCAATCCATTTGCCCTCTCGATACAGTTTCTTCCACTCGAACTCTTCGGATAGTGTTCCACAATGATCACAAGCCAAGTAGTACTTGCCTGTGTCCTCGTCCGCGTGGAATTTATCCCATGACGGATATACATATTCACCACAAGCAGGGCACTTAATATGCCATACCTCTTGCGTACCGCCTAGATACAATTTCTCTATCCGGCTGGTACCTTTGGCCAAAGGCGTGGATGCATAGACGTGCTTTCGATTGTAGAACGTATTAGTACGCTTTTCGGCTAGGCTCAAAGGGTCGCCTTCCGTGCCTGCTGATGCTGGATAGCGGTCAATTTCGTCCGCTAGTAATACACGAATTGGCCTGGATGCCAAATCTGCTGGAGCGTTCGCACCGACTAATGTCAGGTAACCGCCAGGAAATGTCTTATTCAATACCGTATTGCCACTGTCCCGAGATTTTACATCGGCCATTTTATCGTTCAGTACTTTTGTGTCACGAATAAAGGGAGCAATACGAGTTTTGGAAAACTCTTTAGCTATATCTTTTGTAGGCTGCATGAACATAATTGGTGATGGAAAGTAGTCAATAAAATAACCCAACACATTTTTAATGAGCTGGGTTTTACCAATTTGCGAGCCGGTCATATACACTACTTTTTCAACATCTGGGTCACTCACCGCATCAAGCATTTCCTTTTGATAAGGGGCTCTATCGGTGGAATACTTCCCAGGTTCGGCACTATCCTCTGTGGAAAGTACCACATTGGCGTTCGCCCATTCTGAAGCAGTAAACTTTGGCGGTGGCTTTAATACACTGGCCAATCCTTTGAACAGGTTGCATGTGTGTTTCAATCACCTTCACCTGCCTCGTCGTCATCTACGATGATATCATCGGACTCATCGTGGAACATGTTAGGGTCATATTCTGACAATTCTGTTAAGCATTCATTGACTTCATCCAGAAGCGTATCTTGAATGACTAATAAATTCGTCTCTCCTAACACTTTAGGGGCAGCTTTTAACGGCAGCGCCTGGAGCTTACTTTTAAAATTATTCAGCATTCGATTCATTACGGCTTTAACTGTGTTCGAACGGTGCAATTCTCCATTCATGATCTTCAGTTTGTTTTCTTCAATCATCCGTTTAGTTCGAGTTAACAAAGTTCGTTCCGCATCATACCCGCCTTCACGTGCTTTCTTTTCAAGTTTACTTTCTCCGGTTTTATACGCAATAAATGCTTGTACTGTTTTCGCAATATTGTACTGTCCGCGTTTTTCCTTTTCGAATATACCGTCCTCGGTCAACTGCTGAACCCGTCGAGAGCTGATGCCGAGTACTTTTGCCACAATTTTAGATGATACTAATTCGTCAACGATTGTTACGTTCGTCACAGTCTCGCCTCCTTTCAAAAGTTGACCGTTTTTGAAGCCGAACAGCAGTTCGGAAAAATAACTAACTAGCTATTCCGCGGGGTTCGGATGACCCACGCAAAATATTTTTTGTTTGGAGTACCTTAATGGCCCCGGGTATGTCTGAGGTACTAGCCTCCATACATGCCGCCTCGCCAGTGCTGTTTGCGTGAATGTTTCATCATATCTTTAGCAAAGGCTTTGGCTTTGCAATTACCTGTACTGCCAAGGACAATAGCATTAGCAGTACACTTATTACGTTTGTTATGTAAACAATCTTTAATATGGCAAGTAATATCTGTCATACTATTCTCTCCTTTCTATTGGCAGTCAGATTCTATTTTATTTGTGGGCTTAATCAATATCACCATAGGATGGTAGTAATTTGTTATAGTTAAGTACTCAAGGAAATCTCTTACATTATGTATTGGTTGTAGTTAAACAAGGCTATTATATTTTATGTCCAAGCATCTCAAAGGCGTCGCGAATTTATTTTGGTATAGTTTGTTATTTGAAAGGATTACATTTGCATTACGAATAGGTACCCCCTATGATGATATTGATTAAACCTGCATAATACAAAAGGACGCCAAGTACATCTGGCGTCCTTTCCTTATTCACTTCCTGTGAAGTTTCCCAACTTTCACACCTACAGTATACCACATGTCGATGTACTGTTTTGTATCGTTTTGTACTGAGATGTATCGACTTTTACATCATAGAACGAATGAACCCCACTTCTGTTAGTGCTCGGTCGTGTAATTCTCCTCGCACCCTAGCCTCGCTGTAACCTAAAATATCGGCTACTTCCTTCCAGTTTTTACCTTGTGCGTATCGCTCAGTCAGTAGCATAGCCAATTCATTTGGACGCACTTGACTAATCACGTTACGTACTTCTGCTTTAATGGCTTTTAACCTTTCTATTTCCTTTCGTTGCAGTTCGACACATTGCTCTATACCAGCTACTATGCCTGATAAATCGCCGCAATGCCCGCCGGATATCCTATCCTTACTGTAGTCTGTGGCGGACAGGGTATCCGCCTTACGTTCTATCTGCGCCTCAATATCACGCTTAATTGAATCTATGCGGTCATCAATTCGTAATATTTGTTGCATGTACTCTTTATCTGTCACTCTTCCGCCCCCTTGCAATAGCTCCATATCTCGTACAGTTTGTATTGGTCCTCGTGCTTACGACTCACTGTCCATGGACTTTTACCTTCAGCATACACAAGCGCTTTACCGGTGCCACCCCATACATCATCAATACGATAGAAGTGTCTATGATACCAATGTTTGTTATCATTCGATACTAACACGCAGTCACCTTGTTTAAAGTGTTCCATTCCCCATCACCTCATTGATGTATCTATCCAAATACCACCTTGCTTTTTTTAAGTCTTCGAGTTTATCACCCTTATACCCTGCTCGTGCGATGTACTTGATAACATTGCCAAGATGGTATGGAAGCTGTTGATCTTCGATAAAGTCAATTACCTCAATCTTACCTCTTGTATAGTGTGATGGGTGATTTACGGCATCATGCTTGATATTTCCAGGCATCTTATCCATATGCTCAGCAGTTGGTACTTGAACAGTTTCTTTGCCACTATCTTCGATGTGTCTTTCTTCTGTCTTTTTACTGTCTTCCTTCTGTCTTTCTTCTATCTCTTTACTGTCTACTGTAGTCATTTTTGCTTCCTCCTCAACTTCCTTCTTAGATTTATGACAGAATTTAATTGCACAATCAGGGCAATATTTACGAGGCCGGCCCTGTGGCTTTCTAAAATATTCAAACGGCTCTCCGCAACCTTCGCACTCTCTAACTTCTAATTTAGTACCTGTCGGCGGAGGCGTCATAACTTCCATGCACTCCGGACAATAATCTTCTGAAGTTTTAACCGTAAACTTCGTGCCACACTTTCTACATTTTTTTTGCATGATACTTTACTCCTTGTACAATTCCTTACGATATTTAATAGCTTCGAGTAGTGCATCTTGCCCTACTTCCTTGCGCTCTAAAGCTTTCATCACTTGCTCGTCCATCGTTCCTTTAGTGACTAGATGATGGATAATGACTGGTTGCGTTTGGCCTTGCCTATGAAGTCTTGCATTAGCTTGTTGATATTGTTCTAGACTCCAAGTTAGCCCATACCACACGATGATGTTGCCACCTGCTTGTAAGTTCAATCCATATCCAGCTGAGGCGGGATGGGCCAGTAACATTTGAATGTTTCCTTTGTTCCACTCAGCTACATCATCGTCTGTCTTTAATTCAACCGCTTTCGGAAAGGCTTCTTTAATCACATGTAGGTCATGTTTGAAATTGTAGAATACTAACATCGGTTTCCCTTCATTCGTTTCTACTAATTCTTTTAACCGCTCCACCTTCTCATTGTGGACGATAATTGTTTCACCTTCATCGGTATAGATAGCCCCATTGGCCAGTTGCAATAATTTACCGGCCAAGGATGCTGCATTGAGTGCGCTTACATCGTCTTCATCTACTAAGCTTAGAACGTGATCACGTTCCATTTCTTTGTAAAGCGCCCATTCTTTAGGATTCATCTCTACCGTGATTACATTTTCAATACGTTCAGGTAGTGTTAGGTAATCCTTCGCTTTTAAACTCATGCAGATATCTTGCATCTTACCAAATATAGCAGTATCGCCGCCAGGCAGTAGTCTGTAGCTATACACGATATGCCCGTTTGTTTTATCTGGCGTAAAATACCGAGTACGATATTCGGTCAATGTCCTACCTAATCGTTCACCTCCGTCTAACAGGTATATCTGTGCCCACACATCCATCAATGTATTCGGTGCAGGTGTGCCTGTTAGAATCACAACTCGTTTGAAGAAAGGCCTCATCTTACGCATAGCCTTAAACCGTTTGGCCTGCGGATTCTTAAAGGATGAACTTTCATCGATAACAAGCATGTCAAAAGGGAACGTCTTCTTACGATAGTATTCATACAGCCATTGCACATTCTCACGATTCATCACATAGATATCTGAATCGCTTTGAAGGGCTTTGATGCGGTCCTTTTCAGGACCTAGCACAGATGCTATCTTCAAACAGCTTGTTTCATTCCATTTGTTAGCCTCTTGCGTCCAGGTCGATTCGGCTACTTTCTTAGGTGCAATAAGCAGCACTTTCTTAATATCGAATTGATCATACATTAACTGCTCGATAGCGATTAATGTAGAAACGGTCTTGCCCAATCCCATATCAAGTAACAGCCCATAGTGTGTATGGTCAATGATTCTTTGAATTGCTATTTTTTGATATTCGTGTGGATGAAAGTCCATGAATCGCCCTTCTTATATCATCAACAAACAATGTAGCCCCTAATTTGCCGGTAACTACGGAAACACTAGCGCCCAGCTTTCGCATTCGTTCTATCTGTACACGTTGGTTAGGCCTTAATCGCCCTTTCTCGTCCTTTAGTTCAGCGAACACGACTAGGCCACCCGGTAATATTACAATCCTGTCCGGCACACCATCATTTCCAGGTGATACGAATTTCATATATATGCACCCCAGATTTTTGAGTTGATTTCCCAACCAACGCTCGATGTCTTTCTCCATGTTCTCACCTCGTTCTCATTTAATAATTGGACACACCCTCGGACACGCCTACGAACCCATGCCATCACTGGGTTTATGGGGGGGGTGTGTCCAATTTGTCCGATTTTTTGCCAGAATATATATATACGCGTATTCGCGTTTTTCACGTGTATACGTATACATACGATTATTCATATATTTATTTTTTATTTTTTATATAAATAATTGGACACACTAGACACATATTATTATTTTGATTAGTATTCATATGATTTTTTAGCGTGTCCGATTAGCGTGTCCGGACGTGTTTGGTGTGTCCAATTATTACACTATATCAAAACTTATCAATGTATAGGGCTGAATAAATATTTTTGCAAACATTTGTACCCATTAAATAATTGGACACACCTCAAATAATTGGACACACCTACTTTTCGTGATTACGTTTATAGATTGATAGAAGGTCTGTACCTTCCCTTACAAACGCCCTCTGCGGTCCGTAAAGCCGGCCAAACCGTGCTTTACCAGTTCCCTTTGTATAAGGGTTCCATCCTCGCATTGCTTGAAGTATGTCTGTAATCTCCCTAGCCTTTGCGTTCTGCAGGTTCTTCCTGTCCCCCTCCATCACTTCACACCATATCTCAAGGGCACACACCCGCTCCCGCTGCACTGAACCACAATGATCGTCATCGCCATAGTTCCTGATATAATCGCGTCTATCAAAGATATCTAGCGACTCCCAATCTTCAGGTAATAACATCTCAAGGTATTCTTCAATGAGTCCTACGAGTTCACCACCTTCTGTGTGTGATAATTGGATTCTTAAGGCTTCTTCCTCAAGGTCTCCCTCGAGTACTAAGGATTCACCATTAGACCAGTAATAGTAAGCCTCCGCCCATAATTGGTCGATGTCATCTTGCGTTATGTCCCAGGCGTTTTTCGTTTTACAATCTTTGTCGCCTGTGATTGGCCAGAATCGGCGGTTACCCGTACGGTCTTTAAGGAACATAAGATTATTAGTGGAGCCTGCGAATACACACTGGCGAGGGTACTCTTCGGTACGTCTACCATATGGTGAGCGGAACCGGTCAGAGGTACGGCTGATAAAGGCTTTTACGATTTCATTATCGTTCTTGTATGTAGGTGCCAGTTCGGCGAGTTCATTAATCCAAGAGCCTTGAATTTGTTCGAGGGCATCTTTGGTTTTGATATCTACGAGTGAATTATTGAACCATTTACGGCCTAAGCGTTCTAAGATTAAGGATTTACCGAGACCTTGAGAGCCGTATAATACGATAGCTGTATCAAACTTGATACCGGGCACCATAACACGTGCTACAGCGCCGCACATCCATTTACGAGTAACAGCCCTGATGTATTCGGTATCCTCGGCACCGATGTAGTCGATGAAAAGGGTATCAACTCTACATTCACCGTCCCAGGTTAAACCTGTTAGGTATTCACGCACAGGATGAAATTTGTTAGCTTGCGTGACTTCTTGCAAGGCGTCGTCGATAATGCCTTTACCCTTGATAAGGTATTTCGTAGCAAAGTAATTTCGTAAACACGCATCGTCCGTATCCGTCCAGTACGGAGTTTCGTCCTTACCTCGCCACGGCAAATCGTCAGTTACAACTAACCGGTGCGCGAATTCGTCAAGACGGATTTTACCTTTTAACGCCGAGTCGTATTTTAGAACAATTAAGCAGTTGAATACATCTGATTCAGGTGTACCACGGCGGTCACGTTTGAGCTTTTCACGGAAGTCTTCTTCCTCGTCCGTGATATCATCAAACTCCATATCCGCCATACGCTCCTTATCGAGCAGTACAGGTGCGGCGCCGTCTTCATTAACGAAGTCAAGCATCGCCTTATAGCTCGGTAAGTCTGTTACTTTGGTGCGCGGATCCGCGTCGGCATCTTCGGCACCGAACAGGTGGATGCGTACTAGGTCAAACGCATTGACGAGCTTACCGCTGATAGGGTCGGTCGCATGGTTCGAGTAAGCAAATGTGTCATTATCGTAAATGACAAGACCTGCAACTGAGCTGCCTTCTGTATACGTGTATCGGTCTTCGTGCTGCGTTGGTGCATAGACTTCAGGGAGAAACTTATGTATAGCTTCTGTGATACTATAGCTCCTACAAAAGGCGCCCAGTAATCCTTTTTTCTCTAATGGATTACCTTGCTTTTTAGCCGCATCAAGGCGAATCTGTGACTCCTTACTCGATGTTGGCCAAAGGCTCGTATCACGCCAGTCTCTGTAGGTACTCAAATACGTATCGACTGAAATAAGATTCCCCTCATTATGTTGGTATACATATTCAACATCTTTAGGGCAACTTGGCCAATACATAAGGCGCTCCGCTTGATGCGTTGAGGAATCGAAAGATTCAATACCAATATCATCAGCAATGCGTCTTGATACAGCCTGGTACTCATCAGGGGACATCACTCTATCGGTAGGAATGATGATGCGGTATCGGGGATTATCAGGTGTGTGGCTGTGCGTACTGTATAGCACGTATTCCATATCTCCTAGTTCCAAATCAAGGTTTGAAATAAAATCCTCGCTAGGTGAATCCGCATCAAGGGTAATCAAATATCTTTCTTTGACTTCCCCTCTGATTCGTCTACCATTATTGGGGATATAGCCACCAACAAAACCGCCGACGTCTTTCTTTTGCCCTTTCTCGGCTTTAGACATTTTGGCGTATTCAGCAGCTGTTTCATTTGTTACAGTAGGCTCGGCCAACTTATTGGCCAAAGCACTCCAAGTCATTTTCTGAGACTTCCAGCTACGGGCGGAGCGATTTCTGCCCGTAGCTATGATGATATTTGTATCCATATTACATCGCTCCTCCCTTCGCAAATTGGATGTCTCTTATAAATTGGGGTACTTGTAATTTATGCTTTTTAACCCATTGGCACACGGCATAATTGACATCGTGGTTATCGCTAACACATCTGTTATTTTTTAACTTGGCCTGATGTATTTCAATGAAGTTATCTGTATCCTTGCTAGGATTAACTTCAATACATGCCACAGGCTTGTCACTTTTATAGACGCCTACGATGGCGCACGTTCCGGCTTTTACCTTATCTACATAAGTTCCAACACAATTATTCAATTGCACGCCTAATCGGATGATGCCGTGCGTTGATTTGATTACGTTGAAAGTCAGCCCTTCAACTGAATCTGCTAACTTTTTATGGCGTAGGCTCTGCTGCACCGGTAAGTTTTCGGCTTCTGCAAATTTAGATAAGCACACAATCTCGTCGTGCAGGTCTTTAATTTGAATTCGTTTAGCCCAAACTTCTTTTTTCTTTCCTCGCGATAACCTAAGATACATATCAGCTGTATCTTTAATTTCAGAATAGGAATCGGCATTTTTAATAAACAGTAGAGTGCGTCGCTCACCGTATTGGTGCATCATGATGGACAGGAATTTTGTAAACATAAGCAAGGCATGTTCGCTATTCCATATTGGCCACGATTGAATATATCCTGTGCCTCCACCTTCCTCTGCTACGAGGTCTGTAAAGGCCTTTTGATAATCCATACTTTTGAATATCTTGCTGGCCGTCTTAATCACTTTCACATAAAAGAAAGGGCGTATTGACAGTAATCTTCGAACCCATCGCTTATCCGGCAATTCATAAAGCTGTATTAGCGCTTTAATAAAAGGTGTACCGGTGCTTGTTAACTCAGTAATACTTGAAGTGCACACCTTATCAGATCCGAAAGGCCTAAAATAAGTGTCATAGTCTTTAACTAATACATCGTTAAGAGCTGGCGCATCTGGTGCCTGCATTTTCCATATTAGGTTATGGAGCAAATTATTAAGCGCCCCATACTTGGACGATAATAAAACCCCTTGCCTAATTGGCTTAACCTTATAGCCTACTTTCTTAGATAACTTAGTAAAGTAGGCGTCCTTTAGCACTTTAGCAAAAGTCTTTAGCTCGTTTTTATGTTCGGCTAATCGACAATTTGGAGTCGCTACAAGCCATCGTAAAGGTAACGACTTCGAGTAAAAGCAAGATATGTTAGGTTCGATTTCAGATACTATATCGGCACGAGTACGCTTCTTTTGAACAAGGAATACTTTTCCTTGTCTAAAATCAAAACGCAATATATCAACAAGATGGGGCTTGTATCCGGGGTAAATCGACTGCATATCGTTATCAACGTATACGGTGTGGTAGTCGAATTTAACGTCTAATATTGATCCTCTATCGATGATTGAAAGTTCGATATCAAGTGGAATATTGTCATTACTCGAAACCTCAGCAACATAATCACCATCGAGGCCTCTAGTACAGATGAGTTCACCACATTGTGGGCAATAGAACTCATTTGACATATACGGGTCTACGATTCTACCCATCCCCGAAGATACGGAAGGCCACAAGCAGGCAAATGATTGCCCGCAATCTACGTGGTAATGTACAGCAGGTGACCAAGAGTTCACTTGCTTGCGCCGTACTAGGTCATACAGCTTTTTGACTGACAAACTCAATAATACCTTCATAAGGCGCTAACCTCTTTCTTATAACAACTCGTCTAAATCGTCTTCTTCTGCAGGGGTTTCGTCAACTACAGTCAAAGTTTCTTCTACTGGTTCTTTCTTCTTAGTAGTACGTTTACGCTTTGGCTTTTCTTCGGCTTTCGATTCTTCTGTAACCGTAGGCTCTTCTACCTTTGGAGTTTCCTCAGTCTTAGGCGCTTCTGTTTTCTTGCCGTTTAGTACCTTAAGACCTAAATCACAAGCAGCAATACAGCCTTCGCAGTACGCCATAGCGGAGTCTTTACGTTCGCTAGCAGGTGCGTTTTTTACTAATTCATATAAGCTATCAATGGCTTCGCGTTGTTGTTTAATTTGTTCTTTGTTAATCATAATGACTTCCTCCTAGTCTTTCATATAATACGGGTTTTCAAACCCTGCTGCGTTTAATATGAGCCCTTCATTCCAGGGTTCAGGTTCACACATAATATCTATAACTTCTTCTAAACTGCCTTCGCCTATTGGCGCTTCGATAACCACTTCGTCGTGGATATGGGCTACAATTTTGTACCCTGCTTTTGCCAGTCTTAGCATTGATGCAGCCAAGCAATCCCTTGCAACAGCCTGCACGATGTTTTCGACGAGCTTTCCGCCATAGGTTTCAACTCTGCCCCATGTATTCTTAACCTGATCCATGCCATCGTACTCAATTGACTCACTACCAAATCGGTTAAGTCCAATTCGAGGTCTTGCATAGGCAAGTCTCCGGCCAGACGGTAATTCGATGAACATAAATCCTTTCGATTTAAAGAATTTAATATTACCTTGTCTAATTCGTACAGGTTCGCCAGTCTTTACGACTTTCTTAGCTGCAGTATCCGCATCCTTCCAAAATCTCGTAATGCGTGGACTTGCTCGTCGCCAAGCTTCGATGATGCCTGGTAGTTCTGATTCTGGTATTTCTCCTTTTGAGTCCATCGATTTCATGGCCCCTACGCCACCACCATAGCCCAGTGCCAATTCTGCAACCTTACCTTTTTGTCTTAAATGACCGTTTACGCCATGTTTTACAACGGGAACGTGGAACATACTAGATGCGGATGCACAGTAGATGTCGCCACCTTGCGCAAATACATCCTGTCGCCACTGCTCGTGAGCGAGCCAAGCAATAACGCGGGCTTCGATAGCACTAAAATCAGCTACTATAAATCGGTGTCCTTCTTCGGCTACAAGAGCTGTACGAATGAGTTGCTTAATCACATCACCAGGATTTCCATAGAGTAGGTCTAGCAATTCTACATCTCTGCTTTTAAGGACTTCCCTTGCTGTGTCTAAATCTTCCAGGTAATTACGAGGCAGGTTTTGTAGCTGTACTACACGGCCCGCCCAGCGACCACTTCGCATGGCACCATAAAACTGAAGCATACCGTGGATACGCCCATCGGAACATACTGCATTTTTCATGGCCAAATACTTTTTAATTGAAGAGTTGCCCAGGACTTGTCTATTCTTCAGCACTGTACGTACGTCGGAAGGAATATCCTGTGACAGTAGATTTGATACGTCATCCTTTCGCATCGTCTCGACTTCATAGCCAAGGCGATTTGATAACCAATCCTTAAGTTGCAACGTACTATTGGGATTATCTAGCCCTGTTAGTCGTGCCGATGATACGGTGGCCTTTTCCACTATTTCATCGTTACATTGAAGGGCAGCATCGACGAGGTCCATATCTACCTTTACGCCTCTCCAGTTGATGTCTTGATCAAGTAGCCAATACTCATGTTCAATGTCCGGCGGTTTCAATGAAAGCAAGCGTTTACGAATGGCCTTTTCAACCACTACGTCCTGCCGGTTGTATTCAATAAATTCGGCCCATTTGTCTGGCGCATCCTCAGGCATATTCCGTGTCTTAGGATTTGTCTTCGTAGGCTTACGCGGAACGGAGAAGAATTGAATTAGGCGTTTACCCCTTGAATCCTTGGCTTCTCCTAATTTCAAAGCCTTGGATACATTATCAAGACTTGCCGGTAAGCTGCAGTACAAAGCAAGTACAGATGTACATTCCCAGTTCGTGTAATCCGCATCAGGGAAGTACTTTTTTAGACATAGCATTTCAAACGCTGCATTGAACGCGGTCTTTGTAATTTCCTTATTATACAAAGCGTCCACCACCCTTTCGGGCAGTGGATTCTTTGTCATATCAATTACTTCGACAGGTTCGTTATCAAAGCTATAGGCAAAGAGCAGTATTTCAAATGTTGGGTCGTCAACGTATCGCTGCGCCCCATATTTAATAGGGCAGGCGCAATAGGTTTCCACATCAATACTGAGCTCCATATGTGCCTCCTTAGATTAAATCGTCGTCATCGTCTAGGTCGCCTAAATCATCGTCGCCAAAGTCATTAGCAGATACATGTACACCGCCAAGGCGTTCGCCATCTTTAACTTTACGGATGCCGTTTAGACCAAAGCCTACGCCCTTCTTACCGTTGAAGTTGTAGGCAAAAACAGAGATTGCAACTTGCGCGTATACACCAGAGTAGATTTCTTCTTCGATGTCGAAGTCATCCATTTTGATTTTGTCGCGAGTAAATACGATAGGTTGCTTATCACTGTTAGCGTTAATGAAGTATTTGCCAGCGTATGTTTCAGGTTGGTCAACTACTGCTTCATCAGTATCGCCGTCGCGTAAGTTCAATTTGAGGTATGCTGCTTTGCCTTCTACCTTAGCAACTGCTTTTGGATCCGCTTTAAGTTCTTCAATCGCACGTTCAAATGCTTTGATAGTCTTCTTATCTGTTTTATCGATAATGATTAGAGAGCTGTATTTTGATTTGCCATCATCGTTTTTACGAGGTTGCGCAATATTCGCATAAGAAAGTCTTACTACACCAGTTGTTAATTTAGCCATGTTACTGTCTCCTTATTTCTTAAATGGGTTATGTTCATAGTCAAACCCTATTACTGTTTTAAATAATTCATCTAGTTCATCTTCAATTGCAATGCAATCGTCGTCGAGCCAAATCCACATATCATCTAGTACATATGGAACCTCACCATCATAAGGTGGTGGATATTTTTTCATATATCGCTTCTCGATAGCTGTTCTTTTTGCATCGAGCGTCTGATACCTTGCCCACAGGCTGGTAGCATATGTGATAGTAATTTGGTAGAGCTCGTCGAGGTAATGCCCCCGTTCATAGAGCTCTTTTGCGATAGCCCGTACAGAGGTCATTTTTCAACCTCTGTCATAAGCTTCGCTACTAATGCTTCTAGCTTAGAGATACGGCTTTGGGCATCCTTAGCTTCCGCTACGTAATCGCTACCTTTACCAAATTTGAAAGATGCGCTCACGTTGTACATATTTTCACTTCCGAAAGTTCCTGCAATGCCTAGCAATATTTTTTCATTAGGTCTGTAGTACAAACCTAATGCTACTGCATTGGCATTGTTGTAATGGCCATATGCAATAGATGCGCTGAACTTATCATCTTTGTTGAATTCCATAGGATGTAGTCCAGCTAATGCGGCCGCACCTGCACCTACTTTATTTACTCGGCCCTCTAATCGGCTAATATCTGATTTTAAATTTGTTAAGGCATTATGCGTTTGATGTTCTAGTACATCAATACGTTGCTCATGATTTGCTAAGATACGATTGTGTGCATCCATATCTTCACTCATTGTATTAATGGCATCATATGCAGCATGTAGCTGCGATCCATTTACCGCATCAGTTGAAGATGCATCTATACGGCCTGCAGCAACGTTCTGAATTTGTCGAACATAATGTTTTACACCACCATATCCTGCACGGTCTTTACTACCAACGCTTACTACTGATGCTGCATCTGTACCAGCAAATACATATGTTGTATTATTTACCTTCGCTTGTAGTTGATTAACTGCATCATCTGTTACACTATTCGTTCCTAGTGCAACGCTATTTGCCTTATCCGCGATTGTATTATTTCCGAATGCGAGTGCATCAGTAGCTAATGCTTTGGCGTGTGTGCCAAATACGAGAGCACCTTGGCCAGTTGTTTCGGAGTTAGATCCGAATACAAGCTGTTCTTTGTCAGCACTGATTTTGTTGTTATAGCCAACTACTGCCGACTGACCACCCGCTACAGTGCCATTGTTGGCACCAATTGCAACGGAGTTTTCACCAGTCACATTATTGGAACGGCCAAAGGCCACACTAGATTCACCAGATACGAACGCGCCATTGCCGATGGCTACGCTATCATAGGACGCCGTTCTTGCTTGGTTACCAATCGCTATGGTGTATTCCACCAAGCTTTCGGCGTGAGCGCCGAATGCGAAGGAGTTACGTCCTGCTGCAGTGGCATTGTTGCCACCAGCAAAACCGTTTTCACCTGTTATAGTGTTGTTGGTGCCAAAGGCTAGCGCATTATTTGCGTCGATGTTGTTTTGGAAGCCCCATACCGCGGAGCTTGTAGAAGTTGCGGAGATAGTATTATTTGTCCCGCCTAATGTATTATTGCTAGTTGCGCCGACTACATTGACAGCCAACGCGGAAATCGCGAGAACCGCTGTTACTGTTTTATTCATTGTGTTTATACCTCATCATCAAATTCATTCATCATTGTTTCAACTGTATTAATTGCTGGGCGTTTATCACTGCCCGGTACAAGTGTAGGCTTGCCTTCCGGCTTGTCGATATACGCTTCTAAGTATTTAGCAACGCCCTTTTTACCAAGAATCTTTTGCAGATTCGTGATACCTTCAAGTTCTCGAGGCTTGAATATGTCCTTTTCCTTGTAGCCATTATCGAGTAATGTTTGAGCTGCAGCGTCCGGATCAGTGATAGTACGTCTTGACGTACCTTCTACTAATTTGAAGCCCGGCCATTGCTTCTCGCCTGCGAGTGCTTTTTCGTAAGCGAAATCATACACACCTTTAATCCACTTTGTGATTAAATCTTTCATCGCCAGGATGTCGGATACTTCGCTATCCGTGAGTAATTGATGGAGCTTGCCGCCATCTTTATAGAAGGCTGTAAGACAAGTATCAGTTAATGCCCGGCAGGTGTGCCGTGCTTTACAGAAGTTACAGTAATCGCAAGGCGTACATTCGCCGATACCTTCCCAGGCACGTTGCGCGATTGGTTTTATTTCTTCGCCCCAATCTAGCAGTTCTTCAAGTGACATTTCATCGGTAGATACGCTGTCCAGTCTTGGCTGAACGATGGTCATACGGACCGATTTAACGTCATATAGGAACTCGTTCACGTCGTAAGCACCTAATGCGTAGAGTCGCATTTGTGTATTTTCGACGGCACTAACAGGAACGCCCTTGCCATACTTCAGGTCGATTACTTCCAAGATACCATCGGCTACTATGACCATATCGCCTGTGCCAAAGCCCTCAGGAACCCACCTAGAGAAGTCAAGCTTTGCTTCAATCATGACTTCTGCATCAGATGAACGGGCTTTCGCCTCGTTCACCTTTTCTTCGCAGATATCTACGTATCTGCTAACGGCTTCTACCATTTCAGTAGAGTAGTCATCTAGCTTAGGCGCTTTTTTGCCTTCAAGCTTATGTCGTAGAATTGCTTCTGCCAGGTCGTGTGCTACCGTACCTTCCGCTGCATATGGCGATTGTTCATCAGGGAACATCGCTTCCAGTCTTGCGGAGGGAGTACATACTAGCCACCTAGCACTACTTGATGCACCCAGTAGGGCGTGTTTCTTAGCCACGGCTATTCACCCATTCCATGATCTTGGCGCGCTGCTCATCGGTAGCAGATGTTACCTTTTCTGCGCCGATGCTATCTAAGAAGGCTTTGAATTCGCCTTTTGCTTTCGTTTTATCAGAAGCTTTTGCCATTACATCTTTCACTGCCTCACGAGTTGCTTCGAGGCTAGGGACTTCTTTAACTGGAGTTTCCTCTGTAGGAGTTTCCGGTTCTTCTTTAGGAGCAGGTGCTTCTTCTTTAACCGGTTCAACTTTGACTGGGGTTTCTACTTTAGTAGTAGCTTTTGCCTTTTTAGCCTTAACTTCTTCCTTTGCACGGTCGATAGCATCGGCTTTATCTATAGAAGAACCTACGATAGCTCGGTATAGGTCTTTGATTTCTTGATTTAATTCATTAGCGGTTTCTACTGTGATTTTTAACTCGATCATTGTTCTGTTTCCTTTCGGTTTAACGATGTGATATACTTTAAATGGATACTTTTCTATGTGCCCTTTACGCATTGCCGTGCGTGAGGGCATTTTTTTTGTGCCTAAGCATTGAATGCAGTATTCTTTGTCAGGGCACGCCGTACAATCTTGCAATTTAATCACCGCCCTTCAATGCGCTTAAATCTAATGTTGTTCCCTTGTCAGTATTTTGCCACTCATAAAAGTCAAGTCCTGACGATTTTAAAATATCGGCAGCTGCTTTACCTCCAGGGGCGGCATCGATAACACGACGCGCAGATTGATAAGCGTTCTCTAACTTTTCAAGTTTTTCATCATACGGTTTTGCAACCGCATATAATGCTTTAATCTCATCTTTTGGGCTATCAATTCGCGCCGTCCACAAATTGCTTATCATACGTTTTAACATCACATCACAAGAGACAAGGCTTTGTTTGAACGTCGAGCCGTAACCTGCTTTTTCTAGCGCGTTTGCAACTGATTCCGCAGAAGATAATATATCTTTAAATTTCGCAAATAGAGAGCTTGCTTCTACGGCGTTTCGTAAAGCTTCTGTTCGTGCGTTTTTCAAAGGTTCATACCTTTTCAAATATTCACTACGGACAAAGTCACGAACTGCCGATTTTGTAATGTTTACTTTTGGCATAATATTCTCCTTATACACATTTAAGAATCATGCGAATTTCTTGATCTGTCATGTCTGTCTCCTCTGTTTTACGGTTTGGTGTATTTCTTTACATTTTTTACATACGGCGCGCGGTGCGCCTGTCGTAAAGCTCCAATACTGGTAGTGGCCTTTTAGCCTCTTATTGCATCTTGTACAGCGCTGAGTTCCCATACGTACTACCCTTAAAATCTATAGCTCTGTACCTGACGGTCACGCATTAATTTACGGCGCAGTCGTTTGACCTCAATTCTGTACTCAGATACCATCCAAGCCATGAATCCACATAATATCTGGAACATCGCCTGTATAAATCCAATGCGGTCAAGTTCTACGCTTCCGACAGTTCCAATGACCAGGAACAGTGCGGCTGCTTTTAAACACCCATTCATACGATGTGCGCCTCCTTAAATGCTTCATTAATTTTTTCTTCAGGCCAGCCTAGCGTGTTGGCCAGATAGAACCTGAACCCTTCTCTATCAATTGAAAAGGTTCGCCCTTTTTTGCCTTCCGTTTGCCAACACTGCGCAAAGGGGAACTTATCTCTTGCGATACATTCACGTATCGCAGTCATAGTTCTTCCCAACACCGTGGCCATCTGGCAAACGGCAATTGTTTTGGTGATCATCAGTAACTCCTTCCTACCAGTGATAAGCGGTAATTGCTGCCACTATGATGATAAAAATACTAACAGCCGCCGATAGGCTAAGTGTTAGCATCCAAAGACAAATGCTTATAACAGCTTGTATGTCACGCTTTTGCATTACACTCGCCTCCTTAATTCCAAGAAACGTACACATCGGCAATTACATCGACAATGTGTTCCGCATCAGCCAACATTTCATACTCAATGTCGATGATTTTGGGGAGCCCTAAAGCCATTGCGATAGCGTTCTTACAATGTATTTCAAATCTTTGCAAGGTCCATCCGTGATTACCTCGGTTTTTACGTCTTTCGCAAGGAATCCCTTGCTCCTCAGCCACCGTGCGAATATATTGAGTTAATAATTCATGCGCGCTAGCTTGTGTCATTAGTTCAAGGAAAGCTACTCTTTCTTCTAATAATCTGATTCGTGTTTCACTGTTCAT